GAACCTCGCCGCCGTGGTGTCGGCAAGATCGACACATGCCGTACCCGTGGTCAGCGGAGCGTTGAGTTCGCAATCAAAGCCCCACGCGCCGCCGTCGGAAGTGCTTAGGGGCGGTTGGAAGTTGTGGCGACCACGGATGATCGGCAACATCTCGACGCAGAAATCGTAATCGACGTAATTTGAAGACCAATTCCGGTTGATAACCGAAACCGATCCAGTTCTAGGTGTGACGCGAGACGTTGTTGAAAGCGAGATTCGAGAATTCGCCAAACACGCCACACGCTGCCGCACGGTCGCGGTATCGCCCGCCCATGCCGCCGCAAGTGCCCGGAGCTGCGTTGACTGGCGAAGGACCGACGTACCCACCGACCAAACGGCCGGAGCCCCGCTGAGCGACGTATCCGGTGCAGGGGCCGCAATGCCCGTCTCTAGGAACGGATCGACCCAGCGAACCGTGCCAGTCAGCGTCGCAATTGTGCGCGACGTGCGAAGCAGCGTCGGGTTTGTTCCATTCACGTCGATCGTGCTCGTGTTGGTCGTCGTCACCAGAACCTCGGGCCGCACGCCAGCGCCCGCAGTGTTGCCCTCGGCGGTATACGTCGCGGGCGAGTAGACCACCGTCGATGCGTGGTTGGTGTGCGGGCCGACGAACGGGATGAGGGCCAGTGCGTCCAGCTCCGCGTTGCTGCGAATGCCAGTCATTAGCCAGTGGGTGTGAACGCCGCGAGCGTTTTGAGTCCCGCCGCGAGCCGCGACCTGCCCATCGGCCGTGAAGTTGAAGAGCGTCGGCAGAGTCATGATTGGCGTGCGTGCCGCCGACGTTCCGCTGCCAATCAACACGCCATTGCGGTAGACGCGCATGGTGTACGTCGCCGATGTGCTGGCGACGACGGAGGCCGTCACCGACACCATGTAGAGCGAGCCATACGCGGACATGGCTGGCGAGATGGTCACATCAAGCGGATTGGCCACGCTGCCAAGGGCGTCTGCGGTCAAACGCAGACGAACCGTGAATGACGGGCCGGTCGTGTTGAAGATGGTGACCACGCCGTACGCGCCGTTGGTCGTTCCTTCGCCGTATGACCAAAGATGCTTGACTGTGCCGCCCTGGTCTGGTTCTTGATTGCACCAGTAATGAACGACGGTGTGATCCACGCACGCCGCGTTCTTGACTCGCATGATGCCGCCGGTACCCGCCGACACCGGGAAGCCGCGAATGTCTTGCGTGGACTCGGACTGGATATTGAGCAAAACTGCCATTTACATTCCCCCCATCGTCGGCACATATTGAGCTTCTGCAATCTGGCCCGTCACGTCGCCCAGAATCTCGGGCTTCTGGCCACCCATGCCGCCAGCGGGCACGGCACTCTGCTTTTCGAGCTTCGGCGTCTGCTGCGGCGCTGGCGGTCCAATGCCCGTCATCATGCCCAGCACTTCCCAATTGAACGCACGGGCAAGGCTGGGGTTGTTCGTCGCGTTGCCCAGATCGGTGAAGAGCTTGCGCCAATCGACGAACGGCGATGTCGGCATCAGCGGGATCGTGGCACTGACCACCTGGAACGCCTGCATCGCGTTCCGCTGCATCATCGCTTCGCCCGTCCGCTCCATGCTGTAGGGCTCGATGTCCAGCACCAAGTCATCGAACGTCGTGCCGCCGTCCTCGGTGTACGGACCACCAAAGTACACCGGCTGCATCATGCCCGTCATCGACGCGAATTCGTCGCCAAGCTCAATGACGACGCGATCGTCGTGCAGCAAGTACCACGCGACGCCGCGCAGAAGCTCCGACACGTAGTCCGTGAACACCCGCTTGCAGTGCGCCATCCGCGTTTCGCTGGCTTGGTCCGCGATGCTCGCCTCGGTCGCCGTCGCATCGCCCGTCTGGCCCTTCTGCGCCTCGGTGATGCCCGACACGCGGTTCAATCGGTCCATGAGCAGCCCGAGCTGCTGAATCTGAATCGCCGTCGCGCCGCCAATCTCGACCGGGACAATCTCGCCCGGACGCAACCCGCTCTTGACGGGAATCACGAAATCATGCTCGCCGCTTTTGACCTTGTTTACGAGGCTCGGATCGGTGCCATCGACAAAGATGAGGCGCTTGTACCGGCGATTCGCAAGGCTGATCGCCCGGGCCTGGGCGTTCAGTTCGTCCTGCTGGCTGTACGTCGCCACGATGGGCGACAGGGGCCACGGGCTGTCCACGACCTTGTGGATGCCCGCAAAGTAGTACGGGCCGCGAGACGGGCCGTAGAACGGCCTCGGTGCCCGCAGGTACTTCTCGCCCGACTCGGCAATCGTGTAGATGACGCCGTTGTAGCCTTGCTCGGGGCCGGGCACGGCCATCTGTTCCATGCCCATCGCGGCATCTTCGTCGGCTTCGAGCCGGGCGTTTCGCACCCAGATTTCGTAGTACGCCACCTGTCCGCGTTTCAGGCTGTTCTGGTTGTTCGGGTTGCCGCCCCGCAGCGGGATCGGCTGCGAGTCGGTCGCAAGGTTCTCGATCGCATCCAAATCCCAGCCCGACATCGGGTCCGCCGCGTCCTCTTCAAGCTCTTCCTTGTCGCGGTAAATCAGCTCGCCCATGTACACGGCCTCGGATGGGCACAGACAGAGCGGGTCGATGATGAACCGGCGTTGCGGGATGCGGATGATCGCGGGCCAGTGTGGGGCCCCGTAGCTGCCGTCGGTGTCCGGCTGCGGGCTCTGGACCACCTTTGCCGCCGCCCACATAAGGAGGATGTCGTTCGCCAAATCCTCAAGCGTGACGTAGAGCCGCACGCGGTCTACCCAGTCGTTGAGCGCCGCTTGCAGAGCCTCGGCCACGATGCGGGGCTCGCCCTGGCGACGGCTCGACGCGGCGACGCGCGGATTATCGAAGACCAGCTTCGGAACCGTCAGCGACAGGTATTCGTGGATGTGGTTCTCGGGGAAGTCGGGCGGCATGTCCGCGTTGCCCGCCCGCCAGTCCTTGTACGCCGAGCCCGCCCGCTGCTTGACGAGGTTATCCAGAACGGAGAGATAGTGATCGCGGGCGGTGATCGCCGCTTGAATCTCGTTCCGAAGGTTGCTCGGCGATGCGTCGAACAAGGTGATTCCCTCATCGGCGCATCTGGGCCGCAGCGTGCTACCCCACATCCTGCGGGCGCTGGTTGTGGCACTATAGCACTATTCCGGGCCAGAGGCTTTGTGATTCACCGGCCTGTTGATCTTGATGGACCGATCCGCCTTGAACACCATCCGCACCCGCCCCGCCCGCGAGGAGAAGCCCGCCGTGACTTCCAGCGATGTCGGCTTGTCGCTGGGCGGCACCACGATCTGCATCGGATCGCCTGGGTTGATGGTCACGACAAGATGGCCGTTGCTCAGTTCTCCCATCCGCGCTCCCTTTGCCTCTGGCGTTCAAGTTCGCCCTCAACGTCGAAATACTGTGCCCAGTTGTGCGCCGGACCCGCTTTGCGCCTCGGCGTCTCAGTCAAGTCCTTGCGTTCCATCCATAAACAGCAATACCGCAGTACGTCGCACCCGTGATCCACGCACTTCGGATGCGGCTCTTCCTTCACCGGCTTTCCATCGGCCAAATCCGCATAGACGTATGAGTCTATTTCGTGCAGCACCGACCCGCAGCGAATCGTTGGGTCGGCCACGAGCTCCGGGTCGATCTCTCGATTGGCGTCGCTCAGGAAGTAGAGTTGATCGTCCTTGAGCAGCTTCCGCACGGCGTCGAAGCTCGCGGCCGTCTCTTTGATGCACTCTCGCGCGTTGATCCCCGCAGCCCGGAAGTCGTCGATCGACCTGGGCTCGGCGTTGTCGCAGACGAACACCTCGGGCCGCACCTGGAAGTCGCGTTCAACCTCTTGGATCAACCGCTTCACGCGGCTCACCCACGACGGCCGCTTCGGGTTGATGGGGTCGTCGCCTTCGGGCGCGTTGACCGACCACCCCCGCTGATACACCTCGCGCAGCAGCGTGACACGCCCGACGCTATCGACGCCGTAGACGTGGACGCAGCCCGGGGCCCGATACCCCCAGTCCACGCCGCCAAACGCCCATTTCAGCGGGGCTTTGAGTTCGTGGATGACGTGCTTTGCCCGGCTGAACTCGGGCCAGATCGCACCCTCCGCCGCACACCACTTGCCGTACCTGTATCGCAGCTTGCGGACGCCGGTCAGGGTGTCGAGTCGCGCGATGTACTCCGCGCCCGCCGGTGTCGGCTTGCCGTCGGCGCTGAACAAATACGGGTTGTCCTCGTGCTGGACGCAGAACCGTTCCATACGCCCAGCGTTGGCCCGCTGGTTGAGCCAGTGTGATTCGGCGTCGGGGTTGGTGTCGGCCAAGATCAAGTGCCACACGCGGCCGTCTTTGCGGCGTAGGTTGCCCGCACGCAGACGGTGAAGCAGCATTTCGTAATCGTTCGCGTCGCCTTCGCTGGCCTCGAAGAAGCAGATCAGATCGAATTCCGCAGATCGGAACTTGTGGGGGTTGTTCATCCCGCCCAAGATGATGCGGCTGCCGTTCGGATATTCGTAGGCGTCGCGGTGCGAACGCTTGAGATTCGCTTCGAGCAGCGGGCTATCCGCAGGCAGGACCAGATCCTCGAACGTCCGCAGCACCGACTCACTTAGGTCTACACGGGTGTTACGCACCCAGAGGATTCGAGCCCCTGGAGTCCGCTCGGCGATGAAGTGGGACAGCTCGCACACGCCGCGCGTTTTCCCGCAGCCCGCAGGCCCTTCGAGCAGCACTTCGCTCGGAGGCTCGCCCTCACGCCCGCAGCATCGACGCATAAGGTGCCGCACGGCCCCGCGCGGTTGGTAGTCTATATAGCTAAAAGCCGATGCGACTATTGGGCACCTTCCTCGGGTATGACCTGGGCATCGGTGTCGATGATGTCGGCATGCGGTTCTGCTGGCGGCAATGCTGGCCGCTCCTCCTCGCCGTCCAAGATGACACGCTTGATGCTGACCGTGCCGGTGTGCCGCAGCTCGGCTTTGCGGCCGTACACGTCGGGCCGCTTGCAGCGAAGGAAGAAGAGCAGCGCGGGGAACTTCTTGCGCTTGATCGCCATGTCCCGCAGCACATCTTCGGCCAGAGCTACGGCGTCGTTCTCGGCTTCGGCGAACGCGGCGCGGTACTCGGGGTGGAGGCGCATCCAGTTGTAATGACTGACCGGCGTGATGTTCGCGGCCTTCGCGGCGGCCGTGATCGTCCCATGTTGCCGGAACTTCTCCAGAAACTGGGCCTGGGCTTGTGCGGTTCTCGCCTGCATCCTGCGGTCATCCACCCTTAGTTTGGAATGATTCTAAATCTCATTCAGTTTTAGACTCTATCACGCGGCCTCTCCCGTTTCAATGCATCCCCCCGCCTCCGGGTTTCTACCGGTATCGCCCAACAATCACAGATTGTTGTAATGTTGTGGTTGATCTGTTGTCGATGTGTTGTACACTGATGTGGTCGGGGGTGTGCCCCGGAACACGAACACAGGGAGAATGAACGATGACCACCAAGGAACTTGAACTCGCCGCAATCATCCGCGAATGCGTGAAGCAACTTCGCTCGCAGAAAGATTTTGCCCACGCGAACATGCTGGAAGACCGCGCCGCAGCGTGGGCCGACGAAGTGAACACTGCCGATCGCCTTGCCGAAATGGATGCGTTTACTCGCTGACCTTCCCCACCCCTCGCCTCACCGGGCGCGGGGTGGATTTCTGGGCGTTCGCCCGAACCGTACCCGCCGGACGCGGGGAATTGGAGATGACCATGCTGACGACGAACGCAACGCATACGCCGGGGCCGTACCACGCAAACGCCATTTTCAAGGGGCGCATTGTCGGTGACGAAACGGCGAAGTCTCCAATCGAGCACATCGAGATTTGCAACCACAACTTGACGGTTGCACGAGTATACCGCCCGCGAGATGTACCGCTGTTTCGCGCCGCGCCGGACCTGTTGGCGGCGTTGCGACACGTCTTTGATGCCGCCGAGGACAACGGCGACATGAACGACATCGACTGGAACATGCTCCGCGCCGCCATCGCCCGCGCCGAAGGGGGTGCCCGTTGAACATCAAGAAAACCGGCAACCCCGTGGGCGTCAGTCGCTATGTGCGGCTGCCCGCCGATCCGCTCGCCGGTGCGGACATCTTGGCCCTCGTGGCCGCGATGCGCGAGGAAACCTGTATGCCGATCGGCATCGGTGCGACGATGCTGGCGGCCGTCCGCGAATCGTTGAAGGCTCGGAAGATTCCCCGGGCGAAGCGTGTTCCTGTTCTTGAACCCACGAAGGAGACCCTGTAATGACCACGAAGATTGATGGACCTGCGGCGGATGTTGATCCCTCGGCTGCTGAGCTAGCTCGGGCGAATGAGCGGCACACGGCGTTGAACGCTGCCGAGGCGGCGAAGCTGGACAAGATTGCGGATGACGCCCTTGTCAGCTTGGAAGAAAAGGAACTGAAGTTCCGCATCAAGACGGCCAGCGACGAGCTGAGCGCCCTTCTGATGAAACGCGCGATCCCATCGGACATTGCCCTTCGCATTCGCGGGCGG